GCACTTCTCTCGGTCTTTCTCCCGCCTGGGCTATTCTCTCGGTTAGTGCTGTGGCTTATATCCCCATCACACCGAGAACCATATTCGCGGCTGTAACAATAGCCTGCTCAAATATGCCGCCGTCCTGAAAATTTGGCCAACCGCACCAGCCACAAATTTCTGCAAAATTTAGGTCCTTCAGGTCTTCGAAACTGTAATAATCCCTCTGTACGGCATTGAATATTTTTCTTGCCGCGGTTTGCGCCATTTCAAACTTGGTTTTCTCCTGGTCTGCGCAGTACTGCGCATAAAATTCATTTAAATCAATCATAATATCATCGTGGTTGTGTTAAAATTTGTAACTAAATTATAGACCAAACTTATACGATATATTTACGCCATTTCTACGTACGGCATACACGACGGCCTGCCGAATAATAGATTTGACCATTGACACGGTATTAACTGATAATACGCGGCCATCTGATAGTGTGACTTTATACATATTGTTATTTGTTTTATTTGTACACTGCGAAGGTACTAACTTTTTTCGAACCAGAAAAATTTTTTGTGTTAATTTTTTGTTAAAATTTTAGGGCATGTTTTATTTCATCCCTATCGCATCCAAATTTTGCGGACGTGTAAATATATATCGTGGATATATAAACGCGATAGGGGACAAATAAATCATGTCCTGGATGATTTTAGTATATTTGGATGGTGTTATATAGCCTAAATTATATATATTTTATATTCAAATTTAAAACCAAATAGCCTGTTATTTTTATAACATATAAAAATATATCGTGTTAATTTTTTGTTAAAATTTTAGGGCATGTTTTATTTCATCCCTATCGCATCCAAATTTTGCGGATGTGTAAATATATTAGAATGGCATTAGAATGCAATAGAGAGCAAAAGAAATGCGTCTATGTGAGTTTTGTGTTATATAATTTGGATATTTGGTTTTAAATCAAATATCCGGCCAAATTTAAAACCAAATAGCCTGTTATTTTTATAACATATAAAAATATATTGTGTTATATTATGTTAATTGCCATAATGTTTTTTATTACGCTTGCCTGTCTGGCACGTATTTGTTTTGAAACCTAAAAATATTTTGTGCTAATAATATTTAATGGCAAGCAGCCTTAAAGCCTTTTAACAGTCTTAATAATATTTAGCCAATCAGGCAAACAGCCTTAAAGCCTTTTAACATAAAAAATTTTTCTGGTTGGAGGAAATTAGGCCCCCAGCTGACCGGCGCCGGGCCCCTCCCCCTATATATAATTAGAGCCTCGCTCAAATATAAAATTTTTTGGCTCCAAGTCATTCTCGCAAAGCACCAACAAGTCATTCTCGCAAAGCACCAACAAGTCATTTTTTAATAAGGAGCACTTTCCAGGTATTCTCGCAAAATGGTGAGAAACAATGTAAACAATGTAAACAATGTAAACAAAGGATTGTTTATGCGAGAATGGCGTGTAAGTGATTGATTTTCAATGAGTTAGGCCCTTACGTAAACAAAGAAACAAAAACTATTAAGGAAGAAGCTAGATATATTATAGAATTGAAATAATGAATATAATAATAATAGTTCAAGAGAATAAGATTTATGATATTCCGAGGAAATATAAGGGGAAGCATTGTTTCTGTTTATTTTGAGCCAAATATGTGTATAATATATTGAAAATCAAGCACTTACGTGTAAACAATAAAATTTTTATCTTTGTTTCCAGAAATTTTTTCTATACAATTGCGAGAAAATATAACTAGTTGGCTCTCAAGCACATAGATATTCTCGCTAAAAACTTAACTAAAATTTAACATGCGAGAATTTTATATTTAGTTCTAAATTAGTATATTTGCAGTTAGAAAATAATAAATAAAAATTTTAATATGGTAAATATAGAAGGCATACAGGTAGACATCGTAGGTAGTCTTAGAACGCTATTAGCGAATTGGGCTCTATATATTATTGAGTTCGAATATGATAGCCGCATAATGGTTTGTCATGTGCTTGATAAACCAGTAGAAAAAGGTATATCTGGTGTTATTAAAAAAATTCTCAGTCCAAAGGTAGAGAGTGTAGATTTGCGTGAGTCACTACTTAATAGTAAGTTTATCACTGTAGAAGTAAAGAAAGAATATAGTGCAAATGATATGGATGTATTGCTGTTTGATAAGTATCAAATGATAAAAAGCAATAAATCATATTATCCTTATGGCTATAATTTTTTGCTTCTAACAAGTAATTCTTATGAGAAGCATTATGCATATACTTTGCACAATACTCTTATAAATAATTTAAGTATATCAGCGACTAATCATATAATATCCTTAGCCTCAAACAAAAGAGGCAAAAAGCCAAAAGCTGTATATAGATATGATAAAAAGTCCGGTTTCTTTATAAACAGCTATGACTCAATAAAAGCAGCTTCTGAAGATACAGGAATTTGTAAAAGCAGTATAAGTATGTGTTGTAAAGGCTATATAAATACTGCTGGAAACTATATATGGTCTTTTGAAAAGAAACAAGCTGTTGACCTTCCAGAAGATAGAAGAAGAAAACAGCCAAAATACGCTCCTTCATCTGAAGAAATAGCAAAAAGACAAAAAGAATTTATACAGAAAAATAAATAATATGAATAGACAAGACAAAATAGCAGAGCAGCTTAATGACTTGCTGCCAAACAGGCCTAAAACGCCCGGTCTCAGTAATCCTAACGCACAAAAAATGGTGAAAGAAGAGGCTACACGCATTAAAGCAAGACAAGATGCTAAAGAAGTAGCACGTATAAAATATCTAGAGAAGCAAAAATTACGTAAACTAGAAGACAAACAGGCCAAACGCCAATCTTTGGCAGAAGAGTTAGGATTGGATGAAATTCCAGATGGGCAAACAGCCCAACAAGCTGAACGAATAGCCGAGCAGAAAAAGAAAGTTGAGGCGATTGAAGCTATTGAAGCACAAGTAGTTCAGCCTTTGCACCCCGTAGAGCTGGCAGAGAATACGCCTAACAATAAAACTTATTCAAGCACTACTACACGAGCGCTACAGATGCAAGGAGCTACACGTCCAGAAGTGCTTAAATTGCTTACATCACTAAACATTAATTTAAATGTTCAACTTTCAAAGCAAGATACAGCTAATTTATTGGCTTGTTTGCTAACATGCAATGAGGCTCAGCTTGCTGCTCTATATAATAATAAAAAGATACCTATTGTCATTAAAACAGTCATTAAAAGACTACAAGAAGATGCAAAACTAGGTAACATAGAGACAGTCGAGAAGCTATGGGATAGAGTGTTTGGCAAAAATGCTATGTCTCTTAATCTTCCAGAACAAACTCAGATGGAAACAGGCATTTTGCCAAACATGCCTGTGTCAAGAGAAGCATATATAGTTATTAGAGATACATTACTTAAATAATATGTCACAGGAAAGATTTAAGTCATTAAAGGAAATGCAAAATGAGGTAAGTACCGATAAACCCGGAACTGTAAATCCTAAAGAGCTATTAAGACTTGAGCTTTTAACATCTTTTGAGAAATATACAAAAGCGATGTTTAAGGCTCAATATCATAGGTCATTTATAGTAGCTGAGCACCATAAAAAGATGTTTGAGGCTCTTCAAAATGTTGTAGACGGCAATTGTAAGCGCCTTATTATTAATATCGCACCTCGATATGGCAAAACTGAGCTTGTAATTAAGTCATTTATATCATGGTGTTTCGCTCTTAATCCAAAGTGTAGATTTTTGCATCTATCATACTCAGATATACTTGTAAATGATAACTCAGATACAATTAGGTCTATTATGATGGAGCAGCTTTATACAACTCTTTTTCCGCAATCAGCCCTTGCGTCTGAAAAAGGCTCGGCTAAGAGATGGAAAACCAGGGCCGGAGGAGAGCTATATGCCGTATCAACTCAGGGCCAGGTAACAGGCTTTGGCGCAGGAAATGTTGATATTGACCCAGAACTTGACAAAATGGATGGCGGCAATAACATTTTTGCGTTTGATGACCATACAAATGAAATGCTAAACATGATTGGAGCCACTACTAATATATTTCAAGGCGCAATTGTTATAGATGACCCAATCAAGCCAGAAGATGCTGAGTCAGATATTGTCCGTGAGCGCATTAACATGCGTTTTGAGAACACTATACGTAACCGCACTAACTCGCGCAATACTCCTATTATAATTATCATGCAAAGACTACATGAGCATGACCTGTGTGGCTATTTGCAAGAGATAGAGCCAGATGAGTGGACAGTATTATCGCTTCCTGCAATTCAAACAGACCCAGAAACAGGAGAAGAACATGCGCTATGGCCTATGAAGCATACATTGGAAGAGCTCTATAAGATGAGAGCGCTCAATCCAGTTGTGTTTGATACACAGTATATGCAGGACCCAACTCCTAAAGAAGGCCTTATGTACTCAGAAGGCTTCAGAACATATAGAAGAGAAGAATTACCAACTGGCAATAAAGCAATTCAAAAATGGAATTATACAGATACTGCTGATACAGGCGCTGACGACCTGTGCTCTATATGCTTCATAAATACACCCGAGTATGCGTATATAACAGACGTGCTATTCACAGATGCTCCTATGGAAGTAACTGAGAATAAGAATGCGGAGATGCTTACTAGAAATCAAACCGTAGAGTCACTAATCGAGTCAAACAACGGCGGTAGAGGCTACGCGCGTAATGTCAAGCGCATAATAAGAGTTGAGATGAAGAATTTTAGATGCGCTATACGAACATTTACGCAAACCGAAAATAAGAAAACACGCATTTATACTAATTCAGCCTGTGTCATGAATGACATATTATTTCCAGAAGGATGGGAAAAGAAATGGCCTAAGTTCCACAATGCACTGATGTCCTATAGAAAAGATAACAAAAAGCGAAATCAACACGATGACGCGCCAGATGCGCTAACTGGAGTATATGAAATGCATGCTAAAAAAGGCGGTAAAAAGAAAATTAGAGCTCGTAATTGATATGGAAAAGAAATTTATTAACATACCTGATAATGTTCAGGTAGCGGGACAACGAATAGCTGTTGAAATGGTAGAAAAGCTTGGTACAAATTTAGGTGTTTGTTGCTTAGCTCAATCTTACATACGCATAGCAGAAAAATATATGTGTAATAATGAAGAGAAAGAACAAAGCGATGCTTCAAAAGAACAAACATTCTGGCATGAATTAGTCCATTGTATTTTAGATGCCATGTGCGAAGATGACTTATCGGCCAATGAAAAATTTGTATCTGTTTTTTCTGGCTTTTTATATGAAGCGATAAATGCATCAGGCTATAAAATAATAAAAGATTAAATTCTTGCGCTATTCTCGCAAATAGAGTCGCTATAAATATATAGAAATAATCTATTATATTGGTGGAAATTTAAGTTTGCGAGAACATAAGCTAAAATTTTTAATGTTAAATATGTTAAAAAGCAATTAGGTTTCAATATATATTAGTATATTTGCACAGTGTTAAAGTAAAAGCTTTACACTACAGAAAAACAAATAATTCGATGCTAGTTAAGGGTAGCTACTCGGTAATGTATAACAATTAAAATTATAAGCAATCATGGGATTAAATTGCGGATGTCCTGCGGGCGAACATATTGCCGACCTTGGCATTGTAGAATGCAAGGAAAGTATGGGACAAGTACAAAAAGTTGCATTCCAGCGTGTTTATAAAACTGCTGGAACACTAAACTCCATCGCTGACCCGACTAAGAAAGCATCGTTTACGGCTTTGTTTTCTGCAGCTGATGGCACTAAGATGACAATTTCTCCTTATATCCAAGGTCCTACCTCTGAGCCCGGCGCAGCCCGTACATTTGGAGGCGGTAATCAGACGCTTGGAGGTATTGAGATTACTATTGGTCGTGAGCCAACTACGTTTAATGCTACAATCTATCAGGAAAGTCAGAAGACTATTGCACAGATGAAACAGTATATGTGTGAAAATGTCGGTGTCTGGCTAGTTGATGAAAATGGCAACATCGGCTGCCTTGTTGATGACGTGGAAACGCCTAAAGCTTATTATCCAATTCCTATTGGCAAACTGTTTGTAGGTGATAAGAAGCTTGGTGGTTTCGAAGAGCCTGATAGCAACACTATTGAATGGTCCTTCTTCCCTAATTGGAGTGATAAGTTCTATATCATTAAGCGTGAAACACTGGACTTCAATCCTCTTACTGACTGGGTGAACGTTAAATCATTAGGTTGATTATGAGAAAAAAGAAAGAACAAACCATAACGCTGATTGTGCCCAAGTATAATATCGAGCAGGAGTTTGGCATTGAACACGCTGAGCGCTTGCTTGATATGGGCTCACAGCTTAACGGAGGATGGGAATTACCCGCTGATAGTAATTATATATACGACGAAGAAAATGGCCTTAGAGTTAAATCAGATAAAGCAAATTCTGCAAAGACCGTCTAAAAGACAGGTTATTCAGAAAGCTGTAAATATGCAGCGCCGTCTTAGATTTCATACTGAGACGAATATCGCTGTATCTGATATTAACCAACCTACCACTATTTTCTTACAGTGGGTTAAAACATTTCTTCCAAAGGATAAGTTTAACATTTTTCTTCAGCTGTTTAAATTTCCATTACCTACTCCAGCTGTGGTTGAGGATGTCTATAGAGAACTTGAAAGAGTTTTTTATAGCCGTAACTCATCTAGTTCATATCAGTTTACTGATTCTGAACTTGCAGAAGATTGGGCTAATTATAAGAAAAACTTTCTTAATGAGCCTGAGATATGGAAAACAACTGGCTGGAAAAGAATGCAAGTATCGCCTAACAGCATTTTGGTAGTTGATTTACCGCAGATTCAAAAATCATCTCGTCCAGAGCCATATTTCTATTGGCTTGAGATTGATGCGGTTATTGACTATCAGCTGTTAGGACTTGATGATAACGCTTTTGAATGGCTTATTTTCAATCAGCCAAACCATCAAATAGCTGTGTTTGATGATACTTACATAAGAGTTTATCAGCTAAATGAAAAAAATGAAATTCAGTCTCTAGTCTCAGAAGCAAGTCACAACTTAGGATATTGCCCCGCTCGTTTCTTTTGGTCTACTCAGCTTAATGAGAAAAACAAGGACCTTAAGAAAAATCCAATTACAAAGGAGCTATCAAACCTTGATTGGTACTTATTCTTCGCTTTGTCAAAACAGCACTTAGATTTGTATGCGCCTTATCCTATATATAGTGCCTATGAAGCTGATTGCAATTTTGAAAACAATGAGACTGGCGATTATTGCGACGGTGGTTTTCTGCGCAATGCAAAAGGAGAATACAAAATCCTTAATGATGGCACGGTTGAAAGATGCCCGTGCTGTAGCGAAAAGCGCATAGCCGGCCCTGGTTCATTCCTTGAAGTTCCAGTGCCAAACCAATCCGAAGGAGTGGCGGATATGCGTAATCCTGTGCAGATTACCACTATCGACAAAGACTCACTTGACTATAATGTCGGTGAGTGTGCAAGATTAAAAAATGAGATTGTTGTCTCTGTAGTTGGTTCAGGAGGAACAGTAAGTGAAAAAGAAGCAATCAATGAAACGCAGGTGACTGCTAACTTTGAAAGCAAAACATCTGTTCTTAATGCCTTAAAAACCAACTTCGAATTGGCACAAAAGTTCATTGAAGATACTATTTGCAAACTCAGATATGGAGATGCTTTCATTTCATCATCTATTAGTTGGGGCACAGAGTTTTACGTTTTTACTGTAACAGAACTATACTCTAAGTATAAGCAAGCAAAGGAAAACGGCGCGTCTAACTCAGAGCTTGATGCTATTTCGCAACAAATTCTTGAGGTCGAATATCGTAACAATCCTTTGGTGCTTCAGAGAATGCTAATTTTGAAGCAGCTAGAGCCATACCCGCATAAGACATTGGACGAGGTGTTAAAGCTGTTTGAAAAAGGATTACTAGATGAAAACCTTGTAAAGCTGAAAATCAATTTTAGTGCTTTGATTGATAGATTTGAACGTGAAAACATCAACATAATTGAGTTTGCATCTAAAAAACCACTGAGAGATAAAATAAATATCATAACAAATAAACTTTTAGAATATGTCACAAAAGATAGACTTACAGCAGCTACAGAGCCATAGCCTTGAAGAAGTTAAAGCTTATAAGAGTGAGGCTCAAAAACGTAAAGCTGAGCTTGAAGCCTTGAAAACTAAAGGCGGTAAAGAATGGACTTCTGAATTGCAGGAAGAGCTTGATGATGTGGCTTTGTTCTTGGTAGACGCTGATGACGTTATTGAGGAAAAAGCTGCTGTTGAAACTTCTTCTTATAATCCAGAACCTGGAACAGAGAACATGGTACATTTGTCATTGGTACGAGGCCGTCGCTTCAATCCACATACTGGCAAAGAAGAGTCAAAAACATTTACCCAGTTGTTCACATTTGCAGAATGGCAGCTATTTAAGAAGAATTACAAAAATCTTGGCTATACTGTCGTGGCTGTTTTGCATGACCCTTATGAAGACGCGGAACAGTTTGTAATGAAAACTAATTAATAACTTAAAATTCAAAGCTATATGTTAACAATTGAGATGCTACGACAAAGCTCAGCTCTTGCAGGCCTGACTGACGCTCAGTTTACTGCTATTGCTGAAATGTCACAAAATGACGAAAATGCCGTCATTGGAACAAAGATTGGCGCTTTGCATGGCCAGTATGATGCTGATATTCTTGGTATTACCGGCATTAAGAAAAAAGATGGTGAAAAGAGCTATGATTATGCAAAGCGAGTACTTGGTGAATATAAAACTAAGGCTGAGTCAGTGAAAACTATTCAAACAGAGCTTACTGCAGCTAAAGCAGAAGTTGCTGACCTTCAAGCAAAGCTTGAAAAGAATTCTGGAGATGAAACTTTGCGTCAGCAGCTGAAAGATGCTAAAACGCAGGTTACACAGCTTCAAACTCAGCTACAGACAGAGGAAATAGAGTTTAACTCTAAAAAAGCTGAGTATGAAACAGCAATAAAGAATACGCATGTTGACTATGCATTCCAAGCTGCTACTGCTGGCCTAAAGTTTAAGTCAGGTATCACTGAGTCCATTCAGAAAACATTGCTCAATGCAGCTAAAGCCGAAGTATTGGCCAAAGGTACTCCAGACTTTGTCGATGATGGTCAGGGTGGCAAAAAGCTTGTCATTCGTGGAGCCGATGGCAATGTTCTTAATAACCCTAAGAATAATCTTAATCCATATACATTGCAAGAACTTGTAATGGAAACATCTCTCAAGGATGTAATCGACACAGGCCGTCAGCAGCCAGGAGGTGGAACAGGTGGATTTGGCTCAGGCTCAGATGGAACAGGTGGAACACTTGATTTGTCTGGCGTTAAGAATCAGGTCGATGCTGATAAGGCTATTGAGGCTCATTTGCTCGCAAGTGGTTTAACACGTGACTCGCAAGAGTTTGCTGACCAGTCTTTGCAATTGAGAACTGAAAACAATGTGGCAAATTTGCCTATTAAATAAGAAAAAGTGCTATGAGGCGTAAAAGGGTAATGCACCACAATAGCAATAATGTATAACAATTAAAAATTAAAAACTATGAGCTTAGTATTAACTCGTATCCAAAACATTCGTGCGAACTCAAATCTTGATAAGTTTGAGTACCGCCCCAGTAGATACGGTGCGCTGAACGCTTTTATGGTGCAGTCCGAAGACCCTACTGGAATTCTTACCGATGAGCTTAAGCAGAAGGCAAGAGCCTCTATCGGTAGTACTTTAGAAACGCCAGTGATTGATTATGATGCTGGAATTAGTATTACTAACACTCGCACACTCGAAATTGCTGACAGCGAGAATACTTCTAAAATGCAGCAGATTACATTCGCTACGTACGCATGGGGCTTCACAATCGCTCCGGCTATGTATATGAATAACGAAATCGGCATCCAGAAGGACTTCGAAACAAAGATGATGAAGTACATCTACAAGTTTGCACAGAAGCTTGATGAAACTGCTCTTACGGCTTTAGCAGCAAGTAAGACCAAAATCCTGAAGAATAAGTTACTGTATGACTTTACCGGCAATTCAGTTAATGCGAAGTGGACAGAGCGTGAGAATGTCTTCGGCGACCTCGAGGTTATGATGGGCGCAAATGACTTCTATGGTCAGTTGCATATTGTCGGTGACCCAGGTGTCGAGTCTATTATGCGTAAGCTTGAACAGCACGGACTTTACAATGCTGAAAACAAGCAGAATGAGTTTGGTAATAAGATTGTTCATCTATCAAATAATATCGCTGCCTCTGCAGGCAAGTATGCACAGGGCTATGCTATTAACGCGGGCTCAATTGGCATGCTGACTCGATTTGAGCGCGACTGCTTGCTTGGCACAGTATCGGGCGATGGTCATGAGTGGGGTATTGCTACATTGCCATTGCTTAATATGCCTGTAGGTACTTACTTCTATGACTCAGTTGGTGATTATCACGCTATCGCTGGTGCAGCCACTGCCGATATGACTCGTACTCGCAAAGAGCACTATGGCTTTGCTGTAGATGTGGCATTTATTACTTCTTATAACAGCGATAGTGATACTTTGCCTAGTCCTATACTTGCATTCAACGTTTCTAGTGAAAATGCTGCTTATGCTAAGCCTGTTGTAGTGGTTAACACAGCGAAAAATCCGGTTAATACCAAGACCATTGCATAGCAATAAAAGGCAATTTCTTGAGTTGTTATAGCTTTGAAGGCCAGGGAGGGACTAAGGCTAATTAGCTTTAGTTACCTCCCTATTTTTTTATTAAAACTGAAAAATTATGGTTAGGGCCAACGATATACAAGATAAGCTGCTTCATCTAATAGGATGGGAGCAAAATTATGACACATCAGACCTAAAAATATCTGATGCTTTAACCGTGAGTGAAAGTGGCCTATACTTTCAGCAAATTCATCCTTTGCTTACATTGCAAAATATGGCTTGTATCGCTCCGGACTTTAAGAATACCGCTTTTCCAGAATATAATCCAAGTACTCGCTATGAAGCTGGAAATATTGTAAAATATGGAGATAAAGTGTATAAAGCTAAATTGCCAAATTTAGGCAAATGGCCGGCCACGCACAATCGTATAAAAAATGCATCTTTCGAATATTGGAGAATGCTTTCTGATAATAAAATGGATTATGGGCCTTTTGACTATAATACTACTCCATTAGAATTTGGCGATAACAATGTTAACACCGCTGTTGGAAAAGCATACGCTATAAGTAGTGATGCTCATAGTGGCAATCATGCGGTAGCTGTTGTAGCAGGCAAAGAAAAAAGAATAGCCATAAAAGATTACATTGTATTAGAGCCCGGCGTATATAGATTTAGTGTATTCGCTAAATTTAAACAAACAGAATACCAGAGTACACCAGGTGATGAAGCAAATTACTCTTCATTTAAACTGGGTATATGCTTTTTTAATTCTGATTATACGTTTGAGTATGCTTATGGCAATGATTGTGTTTTAAAAGAAGAGAATGAAGAATCTTATATGGAATTTTCATACGATTTTGAAGTGCATAGCACCGTCAGAGTATATCCGGTCATTAAAATAGGTCAACCAGGTTTTTTGCTTGATGACATAAGCCTAATAGGGCCAAATTCAGAAGATGAATATTGGGTTGAAACCAATCCATTTTCTGAGTGGCTTGAAAGCAAAACAAAAGCAAGCATTCAAAAAGCTATTACAAGGTATTGTAATGAGAAAATTGCGCAAGGAACATATAAGACTTTGTGCGAAAATAGAACTCTATTTGACGGAACTGGCCGTCTAGTAGATGTTGTAAAGAACAGAAAAAATTTAGTAGGCTTTGAGATTATACCTATAAGAGCAAAAGGCATAACTACAAAAATCAATAAAATAGGCCTACAGTTCACAGAGCCTGGTGAATATACGTTATATCTTATGCATTCTAGTATGGATGCTCCAGTTAAGATAATAAAGCTTAATAAGATACGTAAAAACAGTACCGAATGGTTTTCACTCAGTGATGTATATCTGCCTTATCAAAGCGAAGATAATGATGCTGGAGGAAGCTGGTATTTATGCTATTTCCAATCTGAACTTCCAGAAGGAAGTCAAGCTATAAAAAAAGACAAAGATTGGTCTAAAGAGCCCTGCAATTCATGCTCGCGTAGAGAGTATTTGGCTTGGGCAGCGTGGTCAAAATATATAGAAGTGCACCCATTTTTCGTAAATGAAGAATTAGTTGAAACTACTGATTTTAATAGTGACGTTGAAAAGCAAGCACTTCGCTTATGGGATGTTGAAAATAATCAATATACTTATAATAATAACTATGGTTTAAATCTTGAGATAACTATAAGTTGTGATATTACAGATTTTATAATCGAGCAGCGAATGCTGTTTCAAGATATTATAGCAAAACAAGTAGCAGTAGATATGCTTCGTGAATTTGCTTATAATGCCAATGTTCGCACAAATAGGCATTCGATAAATGCTTCTAGGCCGGATATACTATATGAGATTGATGGAGACTCATCCTCTGTGAAAAAATCAGGCCTTAGTTATCAGCTTGACATGGCATTTAAGGCAATTAAGCTTAGTACTGAAGGCATAGATAGAGTTTGTCTTCCTTGCAAAAACAATGGTGTAAAATATAGAACTGTATAATATGGCTATAAAAAGGTATAATGCAACACTTCGTAATCTTGAATACCGACTAAGAATATTCAAAGATAGTTTGCCTACACTATTGGAAGATATTGTCCGTAGTAAAGAGGACGTGATAGTATCTGCAATAGCGGACGACCAATTGTATCGTAGAGGTATTAACGGTAAAGGTGAAAAGATTATGGATTACGCGCCTTATGCTGCTAGAACCATTAAAAATAAAAAGCGAAAAGGACAACCTACAACTCGAGTTACGCTACGAGACACTGGAGATTTTCATAAGTCTATGCATGTCATATTTGATTCGGAAGGATTTTATGTAACATCAGACGATGAAAAGGCAAAGTATCTAGTAAAGAAATATGGCGGAGAAATATATAGGTTAACAGATAAGAATTTTACCAGAATTATCCGCTCTCATATACGAAAAGAGTTAGTTAAAAGATTAAAGCAAGCAATAAGACGATGAAGGAAAATTCAGTACAAATAAGATATAAAGATAATCCTGTATTGCTTGATAAGATATTACAGGATATGCAAAAGTCACTAATGGAAAAACTTAAGTGGCTTAATTATGCATTTGGCCGAGCTTACAAGCTAGTCGAGCATAGGCCAGACGGTAATAAGTTTATATATCCAGCCATGTATAATGGTAATAGCGAATATGTTTCGCTATTACCAAATGACAATTTTGGTAACTTTTCATGGTTTGATATATACGACCCACAGAGAATTACTCAAGTAGTGCAATCATTGCCTCAGTATACATTTAGTGGCGCAATTATATTTTGGTATGACCTAAGCAGTATCTATGAAGATGAAACAGTACTACATACAGAAGAAGTAAAAGATGAGATTATACGTGTTTTAACAACACCAGGTCTTATTACTACTACTGGTAAGCTTGTTATCAATGATATATATGAGCGCTTTGAAAATATATACAAAGGTTATTCAATAGAAAAAATATATAACAACTACACATATAAAGGAGAAGGCATACAAGATATTGATAAACAATTCTTTATGTATCCTTATGCAGGAATTAGAATTGAATTCACTTTAACAACTAGAGAATTATGTCAACGATTTATTTTATAACGCTGCTTTCAGCTTTAATATATATAGCCTTAGCAGCAGCATTTATTATATTGCTAATTGGAAAATTGGGTATAAGGGATAGCATAATTGCTAGAGCTCCAAAGCTCATTTCTAAATTATTTGACTGCGACTTTTGCCTAAGTTTTTGGACGTCGGTCATTCTCGCTATCATTCTCGCTATTTTCTTTAGAGAAATGGCTATCTTATTCATTCCAATAATATCAACCCCTATAACGCGAATTTTAATATGAAAAACCTACTTATAAATAATAAAATTATACGGGCTTATGATAGCATAGACGAAATGCCAATCATAAATTTTCAAAAGTATAATAAATATCTGCTTATTGACTCAGGCATTGGTTCAGATGCCGATGATATAGATGCTCATATTATAAAAATAGCAAAGTTCATAAAAGCTAATAACAGTAAAAAGGCTTTACAGGAATTGCAGAATATGAGACAGAATATGTATATGGTGAATAATGAAATTTCGCCAAAGTATTTAGCTTTTGCTGCTCTTATTCACAGCATAGACGGAAAAGAAGTCAATGACCTATCAGATGATGGCCTTAAAAAATTGCTTGAGGACCTTAAAAACATAAAGCACTCTAAGGTTATAGATTTTCTTCTGTGGCTTAAAAAAAAAGTCACAAATGAACTAGAAACTTATTTTCCAGGTGACTTTGTAAATCCAAAGGAAAAAGAGGCTTATGATAAGCTTAAAAATAGAACACTTCTTGTATTAGATACTATCATAAATGATAATGATAACACGGAGCAGATAGAGCTAATAGATACTATGATGCTAAATATGCATACGCCAAAAGCATTTATAGGAAGTGACTCTGTTGAAGTTAAGTATGATAAGCAGTTTGAAAGTACTTGTCTACTCATAGCTCAAAAAACAAGTATGGATGCTAAGAAAATGACAGTACTTCAATTTTATAACGCTATTGATAATATCAAGGCTCAAGCAGAAGCTGAAGCAAAGAGTTTGAAACGCAATAAATATAAGAAATAGTTATGGCAGACGACGAAAAAATAAAATATAGCGACATAATCCAACCGGATGACTCGATTGAAAAGCTCGTTAAACAATTAGGCGAGCTTAATCAGTCGTATGAAACGATGGTAAATGCTATTAGAGCAGGCGCAGATAGAATTGTGCATGCTTTAAAGACTGCTAGTGGAGCTACAAGTGAAGGCCGTAAAAGTATTGATGAAGCTACTGCTTCAACATCAAGACTTGAGCGGGCCCAAAATGAGCTTAAAATAGCCATGTCTGATACTGGCAAGCAAATTGCATGGCTTAAAGCCCAAACAGTGGACCAGAATAAAGCCACTGTTGAGCAGCAGCGCTATCTTCAGCAAGCAGTAACATCATACAATAGGCTAAAGTCTGATTTGAAAGAAACTGTGGCCCTGTATAAATCTCTTACGGATGCAGAAAGAGAAGATAGCGCAATGGGCAAACAACTTTTACAAGATATTCTTAATTTGAAAAATCAGATTAAGGCTCTTGATGACCAGATGAAGCCGCATGTTCAAACCTTAACAGAAACGCAAAAAGCAGAGCAAAAGTTAGCTTATTTGCAATCTGAGGAGGGAAAGAAGTTACTTGATTTGAAGGCTAAAATTGCTGAATTAACAGCCGCTAGAAGACAGCATAAAGCTACTATTGACCCACTTGTTCAAGCACAAGAAAAATTAGCTTATGCAAAATCTGATGAAAACAAGCAATTAAAGCTGTATTCAACTCAGATAAAAGAGGCTAATCAGATTGCGCAGCTTCAAGTTACAATTGCTAATTCTGCAGAAGGCTCTTATAATAGGCTATCGGCGCAATATGCTTTAAATAAAATAAAGCTTAATCAGATGTCTCAAGCTGAAAGAGAAGCGGCAGATGGCGGTAAAAAACTTGAAGCTGAGACTGCTGCTATATATCAGCAGATGATTAAATTGCAAGAATCAACCGGTAATTATAGACTATCTGTAGGTCACTATCAGAAAACATGGGACGGCTTAGGATTATCAATATCTCAAGTAGTTCGAGAATTACCTGCAGCTGCAGTTTCACTTAATACTTTCTTATTGGGCATCTCGAACAACATCCCTATGGTTGTTGATGAGATTAATCGGTTGCGCGCTCAAAATAAGCTTTTACAAGCAGAAGGTAAAGCTACGGTGAGCGTAACCAAATCAATTGTAAAAGCTCTATTTAGTTGGAATACGGCGCTCGTGGTAGTACTTACTGTACTTTCGATGTATGGTAAAGAGATTATAAGTTTTATTACTAGTTTATTTAAAGGTCGTCAAGCTGTTATCAGCATGACAGAGGCTTTACAAAACATAAGCGAAGAACTCGAAAAAACAAATAATAACTATGGCTCTAATATAACGTCGTTAAAGCAATTACAGCAGGAGTGGAAAAATCTTAAGACTATAGGTGAAAAGAATCAATGGATAAAAGATAATAAAACTGAATTTGAAAATCTCGGCTTTGCAGTTAATGATGTAACAGATGCTGAAAATATTTTCATAAATAATACAGAAGCTGTAATTACAGCTTTAAAGCTTAGAGCAAAAGCGGCAGCAGCCCAAAAACTTGCGTCTGAGCAATATGAAAAAGCTTTAGTTAAAACTAATGAGGCAGAATTAGAGGCAGCAGGAAAAGGAACTACTAAGGAAAATATTAAAACTGTTTCTCAATTCTTAGGTGAATATATTTTGAGCCCGAGTAAATGGACATACAGTGCTAAAACACTTTCTGAGCAGTCATACCAAACAGAAACGCCAGAGGTAAGATTAAAGCGAGAAGCTAAAGAAGCAGAGAAAACGGGAGATGCTTATTTCAAATTAGCGGATGGCTATGAAAAAGCAGCTAAGGCATCATTAAAATTAGCAGGTATTGATGAGCCTCATAAGAAGACTAAAAATAAGACTAAAAATAAGACACGTACCAGAGAGCCTCGTGACCTTACTAATATTATTAATCAAAATAGCATAAAGGCTCAAAAGAAGTATGAAGAGAGCGTAACGGCTTTACGAAAAGATGAATTCGCCAAAAGACGCAAAGCTGCAGCTGACGAAGTGCAGAATGAGAATAATAAACTCAGAGAGATGCTTCGCAAAAATGATGAGTATGTAAAGAATGTAGGAGGTAAATATAAAAAACTTACTGAAGACCAAAAGAAGCAAATAGCTCAGCAGAATACTTGGATAAATGATACTATATCAAATAATCTTAAGATTCTGACTTTTCAGTTGAAACAAATTGAACAAGAACAGGCCGTTAATGCTTTGCGTATACAAAGAGAAGCATTATCGGGAATAAACAAGGTAACACCTACTTCTCAGGCGGGAGGCACTTCTACTATATCTACTGGAGTTGATATTGAGTATGAAGTAGGAGAGCGTGAAAAGTCTATAAGTGAAGAACGTGCTCTTATGACCAAATGGCTAAACTTAGAGTATGCTCTTGTAAAAGGCACTAATAGAAAGCTATTAGACGAAGGCGATAGTCATGCTAGGTCTGAAGAAGAAATATTTGCTGAATACCAAAAGAAGCAGTTAGAGCTTTGGAGTAAGTATGACCAACAAATCCTAAATATAAGAAAGCAGAATACTGAAGACCAGTTAGCATTAGTTAAAAAAGGTTCTGATGATGAATTACAGTTGTTATTACAGCAAAATGAAGTACGTAGGCAATTAGCATTATCTGAAAATGCTGCTAAGCCCGCGACTGAGCAAGTAAATAGCTCTGTAATAAATGCTCAGTTTGATAAATCTGCAACTCAAATAAAAGGCTCATTTGAAATGACCGGCCTTGATGAGCAGCAAGCTCTTGATAAAGCAGTATTTGATGAAGTTAAGCATAATGAAACAGAGATAACTAAATTTAAGCTTGAACAGGAAAAAGCCAGATGGGAAAAGCAAATAGCACTTGCTGAATCTGGTGGACTTGATTGGAGTCAAGCTCAAATAGATGCGGCAAAAGCTACTGTAAAAGGTATTGATAGAGAGTTATCTGAGCTTAATGACTTTATTGCTAGTGTAGGTAAAAAAGGATTAGGCGGTACTCTACTTGAGAAACTTGGCTTTGATGATGACCAAATCGATGCTCTTAGTAATGCTACAAATATTGTTATTGAGCAACTTCAGTCTATTATGGCCGCTGAAGCCGAATTAGCTCAACAAGCAGTAGAAGCAGCTGAAAAGCGCGTAGAAGCTGCGCAAAAAGCTTATGATGCTGAAGTTGAAGCTCGCAACAATGGATATGCTAATAATGTTGCAACTGCTAAAAAAGAGCTTGAGCAAGAAAAGAAAAATCAGCAAGAGAAGCAGAAACAACTTGAAGCAGCTCAAAAGCGTCAAGAAGCTCTTAATACTGTAATTCAAGCGTCTTCACTTATCACAGCATCTGCTAATCTGTGGAGCTCATTCTCCTCAATACCTATTGTGGGTCCGGCTCTTGCGATAGCGGCAATTGCGGCAATGTGGACTTCATTCGCTGTAGCTAAGGTTAAAGCAAAGCAAGTAACAGCAAGTCAATCTGAAGAGTATGGCGAAGGTGGTCTTGAGTTCTTGGAAGGAGGCTCTCATGCCTCAGGTGACGATATTGACTTGGGCACAAATAATGGCAAAGGCAAGAGAATGAGAGCTGAAGGTGGTGAAGCTCTTGCTATTATCAATAAAAAGCGTACAAGAAAATATCGTAAAATCTTGCCTGATGTTATTGATAGCTTCAATAAAGGCACATTTGAAGATAAGTATTTGAATGCTTTTGCTAATTCAGACAATTTAAATGTAGCTTTTAACGCTAATGGCAACATAGATTTGTCAAATATAGAAAATGATGTACGGAGTATAAGGAAACAGAATGAGGTTAAGTATTATGCTATGCCTGATGGAACTGTAGTTATGCAACGTAAAAATGTTAAACGTATAATAAAGAACTGATATGATACCTCCTAAATACAAATTTTATACAGGTGAAACTACTATGTTCACACGTCCTGATAGCAATGCATCTATAGATAATTATGGAAATTTTAGCTATGGAGCCGCCCCCGACATGTATGCTTTTAATAAAGTTGAGATGCCGGCGAATGTGCAATTGTTTTTTAATCTTGTGTCTTTAAATAGCTATAACTGTATATTCTTTTATGATAAAGACCAAAAACTTATAACACGTAGAATATTATCACGCATCAATAACGCTGTTATAGTACCTCCAGCTAATGCTAGATATTTTGCAGCTAGATTTACAACAGAAGATGCTAATTTCGCAGCAAAAAAAGACACAAAGTTTATATACTTTGCTATCAGAGTGCAGCCTCATTATAAAGACCTAAATAAGAAGTATGCTAAGGAAAGTGGGCAAGAATTCTTTCGTGTTTCGCTAGATGGTAAAATAAACTTATTTGGTGAAGACTATGAAATAGTAAAGCAGTCAAGCCTTGAAAGTCGGTGCATATTTATTATAGAAAAGCATAATAGAGCACGTGGCAAATATCTTGTATATTACAAAGGAGAGTTTAATAAAACGGACTGCAAATTTGACCACGAAAAAAGGAAATGTGAGCTCAAAACTACAGCTATAGATGAATATAGTGAGATAATGAATAAGTATGATAATACCTATGACCTCATAAAGCTTGCCCCAGAAATAACAAAAATAAACTTGCATAAGCGCTCACTTATGCAAGTTTATGTCCGTGGAGCAAATTCTATTACTAACTTTTTTGGTGGTACATATTGGGAAGATGATGTCAATGAAGCTATTGATAATCACAAAGACCTTATAAATAAGTATTATTTTTCATATATAAAAGCAGGCAATGAATTTTATATAAACCGGGCCGGGATAAATGCTGTTAACGGGGTGTATGCAGGAACAAATAATTATTGGGCCTGCTGGAATGGATATATTGCAAAATTTAACATCGAAAAAAAAATTGGAGACGTCATAGTTAGCGGAATCCCTAAAGTGTATGATACAGCAAGCAAAAATAACAGATATGCAAAAACTTCTTCTAATACTTCTTCTAATACTTCTTATGTTTCAAAGTATGGTGAAAATCTGTATAAATTGTGTATAATAGACAACAGTACTGATGAAGTTATATACAAATCAAAAGAGCTGTTTTATTTTTCTGATAATGATAATGTATACATAGATAGAAATGATATTGTGATGGCCAATGTAAATAACTCATCAGACACATTTACTATTGAAACCACATTCGTATATCATATATATAGGCGTTTACTTTGTGATGTAGATACAGTTGAAGACTCTGAAGGTGTAAAAAATACATATAATTTGCCAGTTGATGATTTTGTAACAGATAATAGAAACTATAAAAAGTGTATTGGCCTAAGAGGAGGTTTATTTTTCTGCACATCAAGGGCTGTAGATAAGCCAACTAAGTATGGCCAAAATGATTATGGCCAATATTTCACAAATCATTTTATTCCTAGTTCTAGTGGACTAGCAAGGCCACTTCCTATAAGCAAGAATTCGTGGGCCAATGCTTCACTTTGGTATGTTTATGATATTGCTTATGAAATTTTTGAAGAGAAACTAAGAAAGCAATATACATTAAAAAATAGCTATTCTATTGGAGCTGCGATAAAGGCTATTCTTAAAAAGATAGACCCCACAATATCACACGAGCCTACAGCAGAGTATAGTCAATTTTTGTACGGTGATAATAATCCTTTGGGGTTAGATAGATTTTATGTGTATATAACGCAAAAGACAAATATTCTCAAAGGTAACTATGACCAACCCGCTCAAAAAGCTGAGACGTCACTTGAGGAATTAATGAAAATGTTGCGTGATTGCTTCAGATGCTATTGGTATATTGAAGATAATAAATTTAAGATTGAGCATATACGCTTCTTCATGAACGGTGGAAGTTATTCAGAACAATCTAGCTATCAGCTTGATTTTACAAAGCTGACAGACCAATTTAATAAAAAGTTATCATCATACTTTCAATCAGAAATAGAGTTTGAAAAATCAGACTTAAACCAGCGTTATGAATTTGGTTGGATGGATGATGCAACTGAATTATTTGGCGGAGTAACAATAGATGTAAAGTCTAATTATGTGCAAAAAGACAAAACAGAAGAAATAAATATCAGCCAATTTTCATCTGATGTGGATTATATGCTATTTAACCCTAGCAACTTTTCAGATGACGGATTTGCTTTACTTTGCCCAATTAAAAAAGGTTCATCTTATGAATTGCCTATAATTACAGTAAATAATTTGATAGATGAAAATGGTGATAAATACAAAGCCATTGCTCAAAACTGGTATGCCTCATGGATTTATTTACAGGGGTTGTATGTGTATGATATGCCGGCCAGGGATATAGAGCCCAACACCATTGACCGCTTATATGTACGAGACATAAAAAAGTGTATGAAGCATACAATAGAATTTCCATCCGAAGAAGATTTGGATGAATTGGAGCTTATAAAAACAACACTTGGTAATGGCAAAATAGATGAAATGTCTTTTAATATAAACACCAGGCAGGCAAAAGTTAATTTACTTTACAAGCCTAAATAAAAAATAGTGAGTTAAATATGTTAAGAAATTTTTCTGTATTATATATTTTATATATATTCGCAATATGAGGTTAATTAATAATAACATATCGCCATTACCATTTTACGATAATATTGCTTTGCAAAATCATCGTAAAGATTACGCGTATGGTCAGGTTTATCCACTTATAACCTATAAAAATATGCTGCTGCCATTTCAAGTAATTCTTGCAAATGGAACAGCTATAGAATATGTCAGGTTATATAGCTTTAATACTGGCAAATATGTGGATATTTCTTCTAATATGAAAGAAAATGGGCTAACTATTAAGTCGCATAGTGGCTTTAAGCTTCTTAAATATCCTGGAAATTTGCCTATTATAAATATTAAGCATGAAGGCCAATATTATTTAGCTATAAGCATAACTGGCTTTGGAGTTATATATTCAGATATATTTACTGTTTGTAATAGAGTAGATGATTATCTTCTTATTGAGTATTACAACTCATATAACTTTGAGCTTAAGAACGGCATTATAGACTTTTCAGATAATTTTAAATTTAGGTGTTATCTTAATACACAAATAGGAAAACCTGAATATGACTTTGAAGAAGAAGCCACTGATAGAATGGGCTACACTTTTATAGAAAGTCAGGTAAGTAAAAAGATATATAAATTTACGTTCTTGGCACCAGAGTATCTATGTGATGCTCTTAGAATTGTAAGGCTCTGTGAAAATAAGCAGATTACAAGTAAGTTGCAGACTTATGATTTGACCACATTCAACATGGAGCCAGATTGGGAAGACCAAGGAGACTTAGCATCAGTTGAATGCGAGTTTGAAACAGATACAGTTATAGCAAATATAGGAGGATATACTTCAGAGCCTATAGGTGGAGATTTTAATAGAGATTTTAACAAAGATTATAAAACCTCATAGACATGAATTTACAATAAATGCATGTTTAAGTTGGGGGTCCGCGGTAGAAAATAATGGTAAAATTACAGCAAGCAAAAATACTTTATGCCTTTTCTAGAGAGGCATTTATATATAAATAACATTACTAGCTTTTAAACTTTCGAATTATGGAAAATATAGAAAGAATTTATTGCTGTGACAGAGGCGATAACGATAATGCCTTAACAGCAGCCATCATGGCAAACAATAATCGTAGAGACGACCTCGGTCCTATGCCCGCCATGAATGGAGGTATGAACAATTGGATGAATAATCCGTTTGCTTATCTCATGTTCTTGGCTCTGTTCCGCAATGGAGGATTCGGCTTTGGCGGAGATGGTGCAGGTACCGCTACTCAGGGTATCGAAACTCAGGCTCAGCTCAATGCTATACGCACTCAACTGCAGGACACTTCGAATGCTGATTGCATTAAGTCTGCTATCCAAGGCAATGGCTTTGCACTTAGCCAGCTTGCTCAGAATCTTAATGTTGATTTTAACACTCTTCAGAAAAGCTGCTGCGACGTTCAGGCTGCTATCCAGCAAGTTGCTGGCCAGATTGGTTTCTCTGCTGAACGCGTTATCAATGCAGTTAACCTCGGCGATTGCAATGTTATCCAGGCTCTCCAAAACTGTTGTTGCCAGACTCAGCGCCAGATTGCAGATTTTCGTGCCGATGTTCAGCTCCAGGGTTGCAAAAACACCTCTGAGCTTTTGCGAGGCCAAGACTTTATTAATCGCTCAGTAGAACGTGGCTTTTCTTCTGTCGCTTTTCAGGCGCAGCAGGATAAATGCGATATAATTCGTGCAGGCCAAGATAATACGCAGCGTATCATTGACACTCTGAATGGCCACTGGAGTGATGAGAAGTCTCTGCAGATTCAGGACCTTAAATTCCAGTTGTCTCAAGAGCGTCAAAACAATTTGCTGTTGAACCGCCTTGGTGGTAATGGATGTGGCTGCGGCAATAGCTACGGATGCGGCTGCGGTCAGTAGTGTTTAATTATTAAACTGCAAATATTATGGTTATTTTATCACCGGTAGGCTTAGCCGCTGCTCCTGTGGCAAATCAAGCTGCGTTCTTGGCCACATTTAAGGAGAAATTATGTCGATGCGTTTGTGTAACTTCTACTAACCAGCCATTTGCGACTGTTACTTATAGGAATGAAGCACCTGTTCTTAATGGAACAACTGTATTTATACCTATTATAGCGACTATAACAATTACTACGCCTAATGCCTGTAAATGCCAGGCCGAGACGCAAGTAATTAATGAGCGCTTTATGGTTGCATTCCAAGGTAGAACAACACTTCCTGCATCTGTTACTATTGGACAGATTGGAATAACTCAGGGCTTGATTAAAGTAGTATGTGGAAAATCCAACTGCTATGCAATCAATAGCTCTTTGACAGTAACTATTCCGGCTGATGCATAAATAATTAAAGAGTACCTGAGAAGATTTTCTAGGGATTTCTCAGGAACTCTTTTTACAAGTATTTAAAACTAAAAAAATATATAAGGCCATGTTATTTAAAGATATTAAGCAGAATTATCCTGTATATATTCTTAATAAGCAGGATTTAAGCCTTGTACAAGGCAAAGCAACTCAAGTGCCATTTCCTCGTATGGAAATGAACCAAAAAACCGGCAAGACTGAGATGGTCATAGACATTACCATTGAGGCAAACGGAAAAACGGCGACCTATGTGATTCCTAAAAATCTTTCAGTCACTTATGCCGGTAATCTTATTTTGTCTACAGATAAAATGAGTTTAGCTAGTGAAATTGAGGCCATGAAGAATACTGCCGAGCAGGTATTAGCTTCAGTAGACCATCAAAAAGAAGTGCTTGAAAAATCTTCCTCTTTACTCGCTGAACTCAATCCCGTATATAAAGAAAAGCAGGAAACTGAAAAGCGCTTTAGTGCGATTGAGGAAACTGTAACGGGTGTTAAAGGCTCAGTAGATGAGCTTAAAAAAATGATGTCCGAATTTATAACTAAAATGAGCTAATATGATATACAGATTAAAATGCATTATAGTAAAGCGCCGCCCGCGAGATAATCACGGCAACGAAGACGTGATGGTAGAAGGCGCAATAAATACTCCATACAGCGAACATAAGATAAAATTTGATTTGCCTTATGAACAAGCAGCTAATGCCCTTATGTCTGCAAAAGGGTATTCAGAGTATATAAAAAAGTATGGCTATCATTTCACCGACGCGCTGGCAGAGCATGTAAGTAAAATGATGGAAAATGCAAATGGTCAAAGTCATTCATGGACTGCTATGCAAGTTAAAAAGTCTATTGAAAGTTTAAATTTAAGCATTCCTAGCAAAATTACAAATGGAGATGTGACTTATCTTGCTAATATGTATTACGCGGACCTTTATCCTGACCCTCTCAAAGATGAAGCATCGTGCTTTAGAGCTGCCTATAAAGTGGCAAATGACCCTGATGGCTATGAAGGAATGATTTTTTGTAGATGGACAGCTGACGCTATTGGCAAAGCTATAAGTATTAACTGGGAAAACTTTATTTAATATGCTTGAATTTATCGAAGCAAAAAACATAGACGCTCTTTGTACATTTATAATCATCAGAGTCATTATTATAATGGTCTGCTGGATTATGATGGTATCAAGTTGTTTTGTTGATTTATGGAGTGGCAGAACTACAGCGCAATTTCTTGGCGAAAAACTTGAGTCACATAAATATAGACGAACAGTTATTAAAATAGGCGATTATTCGCGCGTCATGGTATTTGGCTTTATGTTTGATTGCCTTGGCATGCTTCTGCCATTCTATATTTTGCCCTTTGGTACTATGCTTTGTACAACTGGCGTTATATTAATTGAAGGAAAGTCAGTTCTTGAAAATTCGGCTCGTAAAAAAGCTCATGCAGCAGACATTCCAGAAATTATAAAAAAAATAATACAAGCAGCATCTACTAAAGATGCTGAATCTATATTAGAACAGTTAACAACCAAAAATAAATAATATGGCGAATTGGAATATTCTTAAAGAAGCAATTTCTAGTGCTATAAAAACAAATGGCAATCAGAATATCACTGGCCAACTTCTGCAAAATGTACTGCTAAATATAGTATCTAATCTTGGTGAAAATATATCATATCGTGGTATAGCTACGCCGGCAACAAATCCGGGAGCTCCAGATGGACCAGTTTTTTATTTTGCTTTTGAATCAGGCCGATATACAAATTTTGGCGGTATAACAGTAGCCAACCGGCCACTTATGCTTAAGTGGGACAATGGCTCATGGACAGGTATACCTATGGGCTTTATATCCACAGAGGCTATTGCTCAAGAGACTGGAAATTCAGAGGAACTTATTATGTCTCAGAAAGCTATAACTGGGGCTCTTGATAATATAATGACCGAAATAATGGCCTTGGAGCCAAGAGTAATTGGAGACGTTGCAACAAATAAAATAGATTTTAATGATTTATTTTTAAATGCATTAGCTATAGGCAAACGTAGTACTTATTATAATGTGACAATGGACCGTTGCGTTTGTGGACTTTTACTTATGTTTTCAGATTCAGCGGGCCATATTATTAATCAAATTTTTTTCACCAACTTTATATTATCTAGTTTAAATGACAAAAGCTTCAGTGTACATAAAGATGAAGAGACAAATATTTATATAAGAAGATACCATCTTGCTGGTGGTACTAGCTCTATTCCTGTAGGCACTTGGAGTAGTTGGAGTTATTTCGGAGGAGATATGTTTTATACAGGAATAAAAAACCATTCAAAAAGTATAAGAGAGTTAGAACAACGTGTAAGTGCTTTAGAACAGCATGTAAATAAATAATATAAACCTATGCGTAAAATAACAAAAATTATAGTGCATTGCTCTGCAACGCCTGAAGGCAAAGACATCAAAACAGAAACCATTAGAGATTGGCATGTTAATGGTAATCACTGGAAAGATATTGGTTACCATTATGTAATTGAGCTTGATGGCTCTATTCATAAAGGCAGAGATGAAAGTGTAATTGGAGCTCATTGCTCAGGCCAAAATGCCAACTCAATTGGTGTTTGCTATGTTGGAGGAGTAACCAAAGATGGTAAAACACCAAAAGATACGCGCACTGATGCTCAAAAACGTTCTTTACTTGAGCTGCTTAAAAAGCTTAAAGCCAAATATCCAAATGCTACCATACATGGGCATAGAGAATTTGCCACAAAGGCTTGTCCCAGCTTTGATGCAAAGTACGAATATAAAAATCTCTAGAACTAATTAAAGCCATTCTCGCATGTAAGAAATTATGTCGAGAATGGCTTTAGTGTAAAGTATGAGTAAATCTAAATAATAATAATGACAAATAGCGAGAATAAACGAGAATAATTAAAACATGAAAAAGATAATCATAAAAATTGTTATAATAGCTATTGCTATATTAATGCTGGTGCTAACTTTTCATAGAATACGTGAGCTAAAAAAAGAAAATATAAGGCTTTTAAATAATCAAGAAATTTTACTCACAGAGAAACAATCTGTAATGGCAAAAAGTCAAATGTATAAAGTGTCCGATAGTCTTAATGCTGCTAAAGCATCTGAGCTTCAATTTACTCTTAAAGAATACAAAAAATATAGAACTCAAGACCTACAACTCATAGAGCAACTTAAGATTAAAAAATCTGATTTGCAAAAAATTATTAATTCACAGATAGAAACCATAGGCTATCTTTCTGCTAAACTTAATGACTCTATAAGAATTGATACAATAAGCAATACAACTGATACGCTAAAATGCTTTGATTACAAATCAAAATGGACAGACGCTTCAGGATGTGTGCATTTAAAGCGCAATAGCATAAGTCTACAAATCAAAAATAGAGAGTCGCTTAAAATAGTGGAAACTGTGACATATAAGCGCTTTTTAGGGTTCTTGTGGAAAACCAATAAAATAAAAAATAGGCAAGTTGATGTTGTAAGCGAAAATCCTAATACCATAATAACTAATTTAGATTACGTTAATATAAAGCGGTAAACAAAATAAACAAAGTAAACAAAGTAAACAAGTCGTTGTTTATTCATAAATGATTGAAAATCAATTACTTATATATGCTGTAAACAAAGAAACAATAGATTGATTAAATCTCTCTAATAACGAAGAAAGGTTAATTTTGTGTTAGATAGAATTTAGGAATTTAACTTTAAACTCTAAGGAAACATTGTTTCTTTGTTTCTTTGTTTACAGTGCAATTGCTGTTTAATATTTTTTAACAAGAAAATTCTCTTTAATATTTTTTAACAAGAAAATTCTCAAAAAATATGATAAAAACTTTTTTCTTTCGAGAATAATTAGTACATTTGCATATCGAAAATAAGATAATAAAATTAAACCAGAAATATGGAACATTTTAACATTAACAATGTGATTGAGCACTATAAGCTGAATACAGAAGATTTAGCAAAAGCGCTATTTCCGACTGTTAAATATCCAAAGCAAGCATTTGATAGAATATTAAAAGGCGAAGCTAATTTGGATATTATACAAATTGAAAGATTGGCCGACCATATTGGCGTACTAGTATCTGATTTGTTCTCAATAGATACATGGAAAGGCTTTTCCGAAGATGGGTATCTTACATTGCGAAAAGGCCAGTATAAAGTCAAGCTTAATTATAATGGCGTGTACTTATCTATATATAAAGATAATGTACTAATTGAGCAGTCAATCTCAAATATACCAAATATGACAGTTCAAGAGTTTATTAACTTTTTAGATAACTTAATTAAAAATTATGAAAATGGAAACCATTAAAATTTCCGTAGAGGTTAGCGTAAATCTGTCAGAAAATACGCAAAACTTTATTAAGTCGCTGTTTACTGGAGCCACAGCTACTACAACTCAAGTTCAGAAACCTGCTCCTGCAGTATCATCTAATTCAGCATCTACTCAAAGTCCAAAGCCAAAAGTTCCAGCTACAGCGCCCGCTTCGGCAAAGCCTGCTGCACCTGCTGCACCTGCTGCACCTGCTGCACCTGCTGCACCTGCTGCACCTGCCACTCAGGTTGCTTCTAAAAGCATAGAGGACGTACGCAAGATGCTTGCTCAGAAAGTAAATGAGCACCGCGATGTTATCAAGCAGAAACTCAACGAACTTGGCGCCCCGAGTGTAACAAAGCTTGACCCGGCTAAATACGATGAAATGTATAACTTTTTAAAAGCATTGTAATATGGCAAACAAAAAGAAATTGCAAAAAGCGGCAACCAAATTCCGTAAAGAGAATTCAGTAAAACATTCTTTTTATTCGATGTTGATTAAATCGATGGCCGAATTTATCACAAGGTCTGGAGCACCTGAAGTAATTGTAGGTTTTGAAAATGGACGATACTATGAGCATGCAAACAGCTAGCACCAAATTACAAAAGCATAGCCAGAGGAGTCATGCGCTCCTCTCGGCTTCCGGAGCTGGAAGATGGCTTAATTGTACTCCATCTGCAAAGCTTGAAGATGAGTATGGAGAAAAGAAAAGTTCCGTATATGCGCAAGAAGGTACATTAGCGCATGAGCTTTCAGAACTCTATATCAAGCATGATACGCTGCTTGCTATTAGCGAGCAGGAGTTTGACCAACGCCTTGAGGAAATTATGGCAAATGAGCTGTTTAACGAGGAAATGCTTGACGTAGTTCCAACTTATACAGAATATTGCGCGTCGCAGTTAGCAGAAGCTAAGACAGCAAATCCGTTAGCTGTAATGGAAATTGAGCAAAAACTCGATTTGACAGATTTTGTGCCAGAGAGTTTTGGAACAGCCGATTGTGTTATTATCAATGACAGCCTCATGGAAGTTATTGACCTGAAATACGGAAAAGGAGTTCCAGTGTATGCTGAATGGAATAAGCAACTTATGCTTTATGGCCTTGGAGCATTGCAGAAATATGATACTATGTATGATATTTCCGAGGTACGATTAACAATTGTACAGCCTCGTATTAACAATATATCTTCATGGCAAATATCTGTAGAAGAACTTCGCAAATGGGCCGAAGAAGAGCTTAAACCAAAAGCAGAGCTTGCCTTTGAAGGCAAAGGCGAACTTAATGCTGGAGATTGGTGTAGATTTTGTGCTGTTCGTAATCAGTGCAGAAAATTATATGAGCAGCAACTCGAAATAGCTCAGCATGAATTTGCAGAGCCCGCACTTCTCACAGACGATGAGATTGCAGATATTGTGCGCCGCACTCCTAAGCTTATTGAATGGGCTAATTCTATTACAGAATATGCACAGACAAAGGCTATTACAGAAGATAAGCAGTGGCCAGGTCTTAAACTTGTAGAAGGCATAAGTAGACGTAAATGGGCTGATGAAGATAAAGCTTCAAATGCCATATTCGCGAGATGCCCAGAGTTGACTGAAGATGAAATATTTAATATGAAGCTTAAGCCAATTACTTCTATTGAGAAGATAGTAGGCAAAAAGCGCTTTGCTGAGCTTCTTTCGGATATAGTAGTAAAGCCACAAGGCAAACCTACTCTTGTACCGCTTGAAGATAAAAGACCAGCAATGGGATATGGCCAAGCACAAATAGACTTCAAAGAATAGTTAAAAATAATATTATAGTGAGCAGCATTATTTTCAAAGATTGGGAACGGCCTTTTATAGGTGGCCTTAACGTGCCTATTAGTCTTTACACAGTAGTCGATTTTGGCACAGCAATGATTAACTGGAAAGCATCACATAAAAAGCTAAAAGGTTATAAAAAACAATTAAAAAAATAACAATTAAAAAAAATTTACAAAATGGAAAACTTAACAAGAGTTGTAACTGGCAAAGTAAGATTTTGCTACGCAAATGTGTTCGAGCCTACGGCAATGAATGAGGGTGATACCCCCAAGTATAACATCTGTATTCTTATTCCGAAGAGTGATACAAAGACTCTCGACAAGATTAGCAAAGCCATTGAGGCAGCAAAGCAGGCAGGTAAAGCTAAGCTTGCCAATAAAAATGGCCAGCTCCCTGCAGATGCAGCTTTAAAACTTCCACTCCGTGACGGCGATGTAGAGCGAGCAGATGACCTAGCATTTGAAAACTGCTATTTCATCAATGCTAACTCTAACAGAAAACCAAGCATCGTTGACCGTGACCTCAATCCTATTATGGAAAAAGAGGAGTTCTATAGTGGTTGCTATGGCCGCGCATCAATCAACTTCTACGCTTTTAATGTTTCATCTAAGGGCATCGCAGCTGGACTTAACAATCTTCAGAAACTTGAAGATGGAGAGGCATTAACTGGCGGTGCAACAGCCGACGAGGACTTTGGCGGAGAAAATGAATGGAATGACGAGCTGATGTAATTTTCCTCTTTACATTAGTAAGCATAGTAGTTTAATGGTAAAACACAGAAAGGCCATTAGCCTGTACATCTGTTATGCGGGTTCGAATCCCGCCTATGCTCCTATTTTATAATAAATAAAAAAAATAATGGCAAAAAATCTTTTTATAGACGTTGAAACGTATTCATCAGTAGATATTAAAGAATCAGGCGCTTATAAGTATATTGAGTCGCCAGATTTTGAAATACTTATTATCGGTTATGCTTTAGACAACGGGCCAGTTAACACTGTTGACTTAGCACAAGGAGACGATATTCCAGAAGAGTTTGAAGAAGCTCTACTTAATCCAGAATGCATTAAAGTGGCTCACAATGCAGTATTTGAGCGGCTGAGCTTTAAACGTATTGGATATAATATTCCAGCAGAACAATGGTATTGTACTTCAGTAAAAGCCGCATACTGTGGCTTACCATTATCATTGGATGCTGTATCAAAGCGATTAGACTTAACAGATAAAAAACTTGATACAGGTAAAGCTCTTATAAAGTATTTCTCATGCCCTTGTAAGCCAACAAGAATAAATGGCATGCGTACGCGTAATTATCCCAGTGATGCGCCAGAAAAATGGGAGATGTATAAGGAATATAACGTTTATGATGTACTTGCTGAGCGTGAAATATTTCAAAAGCTATCTGCTTATGAAATTCCCGATATTGAGCGCAAAATGTATGTACTTGACCAGAATATCAATGATAGAGGCATTTTGATAGACATGGAACTTGCCCAATCTGCAATTGCTGTAGACAATGAATACACAGCTCTTTTAACGAATCGCGCAAAAGAGCTAACAGGCCTTCAGAATCCAAATTCTCCAACTCAAATACGAAAATGGATTGAGAATACAACAGGCCATGTAGTTTTATCTTTATCAAAAGAATCAATGCCTGATTTGCTTGAAGAATTCAAAGATTATCCAAGCGTAATTGAGTTACTTGGTATTCGCAAAAAGCTATCAAAAACTTCAATTAAGAAGTATTATGCTATGCTTAATTGCGCAATGAAAGATAATAGATGTAGAGGCCTATTTCAATTCTATGGAGCAAATAGAACAGGAAGATGGGCTGGTAGGTTATTACAATTGCAGAACTTGTCAAAAAATCATATTTCTCACATAGAGACACCACGAGAGCTTATTAGAGCAAGAGACTGGGAGGCTGTTGAAATGCTATACGATAATGTATCAGATATTTTGTCTCAGCTAGTAAGAACCGCTCTTATTGCACCAAAAGGTAAAACATTTGCAGTCGCAGACTTCTCGGCCATTGAAGCAAGAGTAATATCTTGGCTTGCAAATGAAAAATGGCGCATGGATGTATTTAGAGGTGATGGTAAAATCTATGAAGCTACAGGCTCTAAGATGTTTAATGTTCCTATTTCAGCAATTACCAAAGGCTCTGTGCTGCGAGATAAATCAAAAATTTCAGAGCTTGCACTTGGCTATGAGGGTTCATTAGGAGCACTTAAGCGAATGGGTGGTGAGCGTATGGGCTTATCAGACCCCGAAATGATGAGCCTTGTGCGTAAATGGCGTTCTGCTAATCCTGCAATCGTGAGCATGTGGAAAGAGATTGATGAAGCCGCAAAAGAAGCAGTTCGTTATCAGAGACCAGTATCTTGCACTTGTAAAAACTTAATCTTTGACTGCGATGGAAAATTTATGACAATTCAATTACCTTCTGGTAGAAAGCTATTTTATGCGAATCCTACATTTAAAGATAAAAAGATTGGGCGTTCCACTATGCCAACTAGAGTATTGTGCTATGGCGGTATCATACAGGAAACAAACCAATGGGGTGAAATTGATACTTATGGAGGCAAATTAACGGAGAATATAGTTCAGGCCATTGCTCGTGACTTGCTTGGCAATTCTATGTTAAATATGCAAGAAGAAGGATTTGCTATAACTATGCATGTACACGATGAAGCTATAGCTGAAATACCTCTTGAAAATGCAGAAGAGCATTATAATAGCATGGTGAAAACGATGGAGCGCGTGCCTGCATGGGCTCCTGATTTTCCATTAAAGGCCGATGGCTATATAACGCCGTTTTATTTAAAAGACTAATATTATACACTTTGTGACTATGCAAATAGGAAAATTAGAGCACGATGCAAATCTTAGTATAGCTATTGGATTGAGCGTTGCAAGTAAAGTTTGGAAAAATACTAAAATTACTTGGAGCGCTTTGGTCCAAAAACTATCAGAGCCTGTTATAACTGCTGAAACATATAAGCAATTTATGCACGCCACAAAAGATGAGCAAAGCAAAATAAAAGACGTAGGAGGCTTTGTGGGAGGCTTTCTTACAAATGGTCGCCGCGATAAATCTAATGTTTTATACCGTCAGCTTATTGCGCTGGATATAGATTTTTCACATGAAAATATATGGTGGGATTTTACAATGCTTTTCGATTGTGCAGCAGTAATACATTCAACACACAAGTCGTGCATAGAAAAGCCTCGACATAGATTGATAATTCCACTTGACAGAGAAGTGTCTCAAGAGGAATATCAAGCTATTGCGCGAAAAGTTGCCGGAGATTTAAACATTGATTTATTTGACCAATCGACTTTTGATGTAAATAGGCTTATGTTTTGGCCATCCATATCGTCAGATGCCGAATACTATTTTGAGTATCAAGATGGGCCATTTCTTGAAGCTGATTACATACTAGGATTGTATAATGATTGGCATGATACAAGTGAATGGCCAACAGCTTCTGATAGTAGTGATGTTATAAGGCAAGCCATAAAAAAGCAAGAAGACCCTGAAAATAAAAAAGGCATAGTCGGCTTATTTTGCAGAACATACACAATTCAAGAAGCAATAGCCGCATTTCTTTCGGATATATATGAGCCTGCAGGAGAAGGTAGGTATACCTATATAAATGGCTCAACAGCTGCTGGCCTTATTGTATATGATGATAAATTCGCATATTCACATCATGGAACAGACCCAGCAGGAGGTAGACTATGTAATGCTTTTGACCTTGTTCGTATTCATAAATATGGCCACTTAGATACAGGCAAAGAAAAAAACGAGCAAGATAAAAAGAGTTTTAAAGCAATGGAAGAATTTGCTACAAAAGACTCACAAACAAAAAAGCATATTGCAGAAGAAAAGTTAGCTGAGGCAAAATTTGAATTTGCTGAAGAAGTAGAGCTATCAAAAGAAGAGCAAGACAATTCTTGGACTTCAGAGCTTACAGTTAATACAAAAGGAGAATATGAAAATTCAGCAAATAACTTGAATATTATATTTCAATTTGACCCTTTTCTTAAAAACACCTTTAAGTTAAACACCTTTGATAATAAAAGATATGTTACAAAAACGCTTCCGTGGCGCAAAATCGATGATGTGGAACCTCTTCGTGATGTTGATTATTCCGGTGTACGTAATTACATTGAGTGTATTTATGGCATTGTGTCTAGCCAAAAAGTGGATGACGCACTTGCGCTTGAAATTGAAAAGAAAAAATTCCATCCAATAGTTGAGTATATAAAATCTTTACATTGGGATGGAACACCTCGTGTAAACACTTTGCTTATAGACTATTTTGGTGCAGAAGATAATGCCTATACAAGAGCGGCTATAAGAAAAATGCTATGCGCAGCTGTAACAAGAGTATTTCATCCAGGCACTAAGTTTGATACGGCTCTTATATTAGTAGGTCCTCAGGCCACATATAAAAGTACATTTGTAAAAAAGCTTGGTAAAAACTGGTTTTCAGATACTTTTACAACTGTACAGGGCAAAGAGTCATTTGAACAAATACAAGGAGCATGGCTAGTAGAAATAGCTGAGCTCTCAGGTCTTAAAAAAGCAGAGGTTGAGACAATTAAGCATTATATATCAAAATGTGAAGACTCATTTAGACCTGCTTATGGTAGGACTATAGAAACATATAAAAGGCAATGTGTGTTTTTTGGCACTACTAACTCAAAAGACTTCTTACGTGACCCAACAGGAAACAGACGCTTTTTGCCAATCGATGTAAGGCCCGAATATGCTACTAAGAATGTGGCGCAAGAGCTCACAGAAGAAGAGGTAGACCAGGTATGGGCAGAAGCTTATGAGATGTATAAGCAAGGTGAATCACTGTACATGACAGGCGAAGAGGATATGCTCGCTAAAATTGAACAGCATAAACACTCAGAGCAAGACGAGCGCAAAGGCATTATTGAAGAATATCTTAATGCAAAATATCCTGATAATTGGGCTAGCATGGACCTTTATGATAGGCGTAGGTGGCTTGAAGACCCATTATCACAAGCCGGAACAACTCAAAAGGACTTTGTGTGCGTAGCAGAAATATGGTGTGAATGTCTTGGTAAAGAGAAAAATGACATGTCAAGATATAATACCAGAGATATAAATGACATAATGCGCTCATTGCCTGAATGGGAAGCTTCTACATCAACGAAGAATTTTTCAATATATGGTAAGCAAAAGTATTATAAACGTAGAGATAGTTTATTATGAAGTATATAGAATATAATGCTGAAAATATAAGCAAATACAAGTCCGATAATAATATGCTTATGCATGCGCGAGTGGGTAATGACATATTTGGAGTTATGCTTATAGATAATAGCAATAATCTTATAGGATATATAGCTTGGCAAAATAAAACGATAATAGCTTTTGAAGTAATTAAAAAATACAGAAGACAAGGCTATGGCTCGAAGTTATTATTAAAAGCTATAAACTCAAAAGTCAAACGATTAACAGTATCTTCTAGTAATAGAGATGCAATATCTTTGTATAAAACTTTTGGCTTTATAGAAACAGGATTTAATTATTTAAGTAACCGCTTAATAATGACAATAATATGATAGCAGAAATTTATAAAAAAGTTAATACAGGTAAGCAACTCAAATACGCGTTGCTTACTATTAAAAATATAGAGTGCATGCCTCAGAAAGATACATTTATACTGTTCTCCGGACAGCTTTTCATAGTAGAAAGAATGTGTTTTGATGCTGATAATTGCAAATATTATATTTATACTAAAAGAATAAATGCAAGAGTATGAAGTATGTAATAATAAGAGCTCAATGCAAACTTTCAAATGGAGTCACTAAAGTATTTCGGTATGATGCAGATAGTGATACAGAGCAAAATACTTGCAGTAATATAGAAGTATTTAGAGCAAATTTGAAAAAGACAATTGAGGCACAAATGGAAACTACTGTATTATCAATAGCATTAACTTATGAAGAATGTGACAGCAGAAAGTGAAAAAGTAATTGAGCGCAAATTAGTTGAAGCAGTAAAAGCAAATGGCGGAATGTGCATAAAGCTTTTATGTGACAACTTACTCGGATTGCCAGATAGAATAGTTTTAATGCCTCATAGCAAAATAGCCTTTGTTGAGCTTAAAACAACCGGACAAAAGCCAAGACGTATTCAGGTATTCATGCATAAAAAACTTAGAGCTCTTGGCTTCAGAGTCGAGGTTATTGATACAACAGAAGGAGTAAACAACTTTATAGATAGCATAAATTATGTTAACTGAAAAAAATTTACACGACTATCAAAAAGCATGTGTTGAACATATTATCGCTCATCCGTATTGCGGTGTATTTCTCGACATGGGTTTGGGCAAAACAGTATCAACACTTACAGCCATAAATTATCTTATGAACGACTATTGCGAAATAAACTCAGTTCTAGTAATAGCTCCAAAGCGAGTAGCTGAGTCTGTTTGGCAAGAAGAGGCTGAAAAGTGGGAACATTTACGGCGCTTACGTTTTTCAAAAATAATAGGTACTCAAAAGCAGCGTGTAGCGGCTGTTATGGAAACAAAAGCCGATATATACATAATCTCAAGAGATAATGTTGCATGGCTGTGTGCCTTGTATGGCGGTGGTAAGTTACCATTTGACATGGTAGTGATAGATGAGCTCAGTAGCTTTAAATCCTATAAGTCAATTAGATTTAAAGCATTACGTGGGGCAAGACCTTATCTTAAGCGTCTAGTAGGCCTAACAGGCACTCCAGCACCTAATGGTCTTATTGACTTGTGGCCTCAAATATATCTTATGGATAGAGGCGATAGACTGGAAAAGACTATTTCTAGATACAGAGAAAAGTATTTCCGGCCAGGTCAAACCAATGGTCATGTTGTATATTCATATAACTTGATGAGCGACTCAGAGCAACTTATCCATAAAAAAATAGAAGATATTTGCATAAGCATGAAAGCAGATGATTACCTTGAAATGCCTTTGCGAACAGATAACTATATCAGGCTTAGAATGCCAGATAATATAAAAAAGCAATATGACGACTTTGAAAAAAACAAAATTTTAGATATATTCAAACCGGAGCGAAAATATTTAGAAGAAGCAGACAAATGGGTTGACGAACCAGTAGAAATAAATGCTGTAAACGCAGCTGCTTTATCAAATAAATTATTGCAATTTGCAGATGGAGCCATTTATGATGAAAATAAAAAAGTATTTCCAATCCATGACATTAAGTTGGATGCTCTTAAAGAAATAGTTGAAGATGCGAATGGTCAGTCTGTATTAGTAGCATGGACCTATCAATTTGATAGAGACAGAATACTTGAGCATTTAAAAAGCTATAAACCAAGAGAGTTAAAAACTAACAAAGATATAGAAGATTGGAATGCAGGCAAAATACAGGTAATGCTTGCGCACCCAGCTTCTGCAGGCCATGGACTCAATCTTCAAGCGGGTGGAAATATAATTGTTTGGTTTGGACAAACTTGGAGTTTAGAGCTATATCAACAATTTAATGCTCGACTATATCGTCAGGGTCAGCAAAAAGGAGTTGTTGTGCACCACCTTATTATGCAAGATACACATGATGAGGATGTAATACAGGCTCTTAAGACAAAAGATAGAAAGCAAAATGCTCTTATGGATAGCATTAAAGCAAAAATTAATAAATATAAAAAATTCATGTAACTATGGGACGAAACGGAAAAAATGCACCAGTGTTTACAAGCGCAATAGAATTTGTAAATAACAATGTGGGTAAAATGGTAACTTCAGCTGAAATACTATTAGGCAAGGAGCCTGGTAGAAATTCAGAAACTGCGTATCTTTATAAGTTCTTGAAACTTGGGTACGTAAAGGCCATTAATGATGGCTTTGTAATGCACAAAGATACAAAGTACAAAATAATAAAGCCGTTTCCGCCTCATTACAACTCTGTAATGCTTAAGGATGAACTTAGAGTAGCAAATGGCTTAATTCCTGAAAATCATAAACGTAAAGTATATTAATATGGCGCAAGAACAGCAAAAGCAATTACGCGGAATTATTCCAGAATTTGCAAATCTAGCAGAAAAAATGATAACAAATAGCTCAGATATAGAGAAAATAATAAATAGCCAAAAATATGAAAAAAGCAATTGACATTCAAATTGGTGGTAATCATTATAAAAAGATGCCATTTCAGCCAGTAGAGCTGTTTGCTAGAACACATTGCACAGCCTTTCAAGCCAATATTTGGAAGTATATTTCCAGATATAAATTCAAAAATGACAAAGAAGATATTGAGAAGTGCGCGCATTATGCAAAGTTAGCCAAAGAATTTGGATGCAATGGTGATTTGCATTATAAAAAAGTTTTTCTAGTTGACAGATTTTGTAGTGTAAATGGCATTAAAGGATTAGCTGCAGACATTATACAAAATGCCGCAAGAGATAATTATGATGATGTAATCAAAGGCTGTGAGCTATTACTGCAAAAAGAATATCCAGCAGAATAACATAATATGGCTAAGTTAAGAAATATTAAATAGGTAATTTTTATGAAAAAAAATTTTCTATTCTCGAAAAAAATTAGTATATTTGCATATCAAAAATAAGAAAATAATATGGATGAAAATAAACGTACTTTTCGGCAAATAGCTAAGGACATTAAATCAACTTGGCTTAATATATATTTCGGGGCTGTGCCTTATTTAGAGGCTATGCTTGAATTAGATACAGCAGACCCTAATGCTATGTATTATTGCGATACGGCTGAAAATATTGCAAGATATTTTTTAGCTAACGCCCAAACATTTAGAGGCAAGGATGCAAAAAAACTGAAAGAAGAACTCAAAAACCTTATAAATTATGGCAAATATCCTAAAAAAGGCAAATGAAATTGTAAATAAGCGCTCAGAAGAAAAAGAACGTCAGTATGGGCCATTCCAAGCATCGATGGAAAGAGCAGCGGTTCTTTATAATCTAATGTCGCCAAAAGACCAGCAAATATCAACTGCTGGTATGTATAGAGCTATGATAGCTCTTAAGTTATCACGTGAAGCTTATACACATAAAGAGGATAATCTCCTTGATGCAGTAGCTTATATTGGCGCTATGAATGACTATTTAGAAGAACAGAAACAAAAGATGAATAACTTTAATTATGGCAAAAACTTATAACACAACAGACCTCAGGCCAGACCAGGCTTTTGAGCGCCATGTATTTCACAGAGACCAGTTCGCACACTATTTGCGCTGGACACACATTCTCAAAGAAGCAAAGATTGGCGAGTCAATTGTAGATTTTGGTTGTGGAGCAGCTAATCTGCTTGAAGTCTTGTATCGAAACAAGTTCAAGCAAAGAGAATATATTGGCATCGATATTCGTGAAAAAACAATTGATGCGGCAGCCAAAAAGTATCAAAATGTACCTTGGGCCCATTTCTATGTTGCAGACCTCGTAAAGCACGATTTGGATTTTAGCCAGTTTAATGCTGACAAAGTGTGTACTTTTGAAGTACTTGAGCATGTAGGAAAACAGAATGCGCATACGTTCCTTGAGAACTTTAAGGCTTGTGGTAATAATAACGCAACTTACTATCTTTCAACTCCTAACTATGACCCTGAGGTAGGAGCAGCTGGTAATTATACTTATGACTCTGGCGATGGCCGCGGAGTTGATGTGCAAGAGTTTGACCACTGGGAGCTTGAAAGTATATTGTTTCAGCACTTTGATATTATAAAGAAGTTTGGCACATTCGCATCTATGAAGGACTATAAGCCTATAATGAGCGATTGGCAGAAAAAAATGCTTGAGGCCCTTAAAAGCTATTACGATTCAAGTCTTGTTGCCAATATCATGGCTCCTATGTTCCCAGATGCATCGCGTAATACTCTCTGGGTGCTGAAACGTAAGCCAGGAGATATAAAAACTACAAAGTAACTAACTTTATTTAATAAGATATGGCTATAAAAGAAGCTTTATTTAAGCTTGATGACTTTTGCAATGCAAATAAAATCGAGTATATGGTGACTGGTACTGTTGCTCTAGCTATGCTTGGAGTCCCATCCAATCCAAATGACATAGATATAAAAGTATTTCACCTAAAAGAAAACCAGGAAGCAAAGTTAAAAGAGCTTCAATTCTTGGCTGGCTTGGATAAAGAAAACTATGAGGGTGGATGCTATTCATTTACTATTAGTGGAATTAAAGTAAACGCCCTTGTAGATAATGTTAAAAGCTATGATGGAGTATTGCCTCAAGAAGTTACAATAGACTTAATTGATAAAAATCAGGCAAAACACCGCTTAATAAATATTCAGCCAGTATTTCCTGCTCTCATGGACAAAATGAAGCTAAGAAGAGATAAAGATAAAACATATATGCTAAATTTAATTAACAAATTGTCATCACTATGAAAAGTTTGATTTCAGTAACTCCTCGTGAGTTTAAGCGCCGTTTTGGCGAAGTAATGGAAATGTGCACAGATATGTGCATGACTACCAATCAGGAAATTATTATTGTAATTCCTAAAAAGAAGAATGGCCAAACTTACGCAGAGATAGCCAGAGTTACGCCAGTAAATGGCGGCGTCAAGTATGAGTACAGCCATGAACTTCTTAAGGAGTTTGGTATTAGCACTGATAATCGCGTGAATAAACTCGAAATGACTATAGCTAATGCTTTTGAAAAATCTGGGCTAGCTGGATATTGTAGAAAGAGCAAAGAGGCTACAGAATACGTGCAAAAAGCAGTGATACTTGCAACTCAAGAGATTATGAAACTTAATACAAAATTCTGAAACACACCGGCGTGTAAAGTAAAAAAGAAATAATATGAAATTCTGTAAAGTAAGAGATGTAAAATCTCCAGTTAGAGGAACAGAAAAAGCGGCAGGAATTGATTTCTTTGTTCCAAATAATTTTAACGCAGTACTAGGCTCACATGATGACCTGCTAATTCCTTCTGGTATTAAGGCAGAAATTCCTGAAGGCTATATGTTAATGGCAGCTGATAAGTCAGGAATAGTAACGTCTAGTATCGCCTGCCGTAATGCCGGTAGAACGCCAAAAGAAGATGCATTCGAAGGTCCTATAATAATAGGCGCTAAAATTGTAGATGAAGACTACCAAGGTGAAATTCATATACACCTTATCAATCTTGGCCGCAACGCAGTATATATTAGTCCAGGTATGAAAATAGCGCAATTTATTCTTGTGCCTGTGTCTTATGAAGGCCTTGAAGAAGTGTCTGAAGCAAAGCTTTTTAGTCGGTCTTCCGAAAGAGGTGAAGGAGCCTTAGGTTCGACTGGGAGTTATTAAATAAGTTGATTTACGTATTATTCTCGCGCGTAATATCTCATACAAAGTATGAAACAAAGGAAATATATTCAGAAAAAATGTATGAGCATTAGAGCGCGCGAGAATATCATAACAAAGCAATATGAAAAAAGAAGAGCTTCACAGGTTCATTAACTCAGATGAATTCATGAGCAATTTACAGCTTTATGTCGATAAGTTTAGAAAGTCTAAAGGCTTTGGTACATGGCTTGCCGAATATAAAAGAATGGATGTCGCTGGGTATTTTTCGCCTAAAATGCTCAAAGATAATTTTGTAAAAATACTTAATGATGTAAGTGCCTTACAGTATATATACTGGGAAGCAATCCATTATATAGGCCAACAGGCACTGGATAAAACAGTAGATGACTTTAATAGTTATTATTACGATATTAGATGCATCACAGGTGAAATTGCAGAAGATGATAATGGCGAAGAACTTTTATACCTTGACTTGAACTCAGCCATCGAGATTTGTGAGTCTATGAATACTGAGGCTGAAGAATTATTATTTAGAGTCTATAATAGCAACACCGATAAACCTATTAAGTAATATGGCAAGAATAGAAAAAGAAGCAATCTTCATTGAAAGTCCTTCGGACCTAGAAGCCGAAATGTGCCGATACAACTGTAAAACTAAAGAAGAACTCGACGAGCTCCTTTGGTATACTTATGGTGTGGCATTAGTAATAGAATATGAGGAGGATGACCGATGACTTTTAATGAATATCAAAATATAGCTGTAAAAACAGCTATATATCCTATGCCTATAATCTATCCAGCTTTAGCCGTAAATGGAGAAGCTGGAGAAATAGCTGAAAAAGTCAAAAAGGTTTTACGCGATAATGACAGCACATTTACAAAAGAAGCCAAAACTGGAATAGCCAAAGAAATAGGAGATGTACTGTGGTATTTAGCCAATCTTGCAAATGATTTGGGTATTCCATTAGAAGAAATTGCTTCGCTGAATATCAAGAAAATTAATGCGAGGAAAAATAAGAATTTAATATGTGGTAATGGAGATAATAGAGAAGAAATATGAATATATCATATAAAAATGCAACTGAAGCTTTTGAAGACCTATATGCTTTTATTATGGGTCAAGGAATAGATACTAATGTTGGAACAAAGGCTGTTTACAACGTCGGCTTCTATTTACGTAATCCTCAGCAGCGCATTATAACAACAGAATGGCGCAAATTCAGCTCAACGTATGCTGAACGCGAATTTAACTGGTATAAATCACGTGATAGGAGTGTGGCAGAGATTAAAAAGTTTGCTCCTATTTGGGATAAGATGCATGGAGGCGATAATATTGTCAATTCAAATTATGGCTGGCAATGGTCGCGCAATGAGCAATTGGCCAAATGTATTGAACAGTTAAAAGAGAATAAAGACACTCGCCAAGCTTGGTTTACAATCTTTGATGGCAAAGAGAAAAATGATTATAAATATGACACCCCTTGCACTCTGTCTGTAGGATTTGATATTAAACCAAGCATCGGAACTCTTGATATGTGTGTAACTATGCGAAGCAATGACTTGATTTATGGCTTTTGCAATGACCAATATTGCTGGACCAAGCTTCAACAGATAGTAGCTGATGAGCTTGATTTACCTATAGGCACATACTATCACTTTGCGCATGATTTACACATATATAAAAGGCATTTTGACATGCAAGAAAAATTTTATAAAAGCAAAATAAAAACTGAAGAAAATGAATAAAGAAAATATAACAAAAGAGCAATTTAAGAAGTTTCTGAAATTATGTAATACGGGTCTTATAAATATGACTGATATATGTACAGGAGCAAGATTGATACGTGAGCCAGAAGAAGTATATGAGGCAATAATGTGGAATTTTTCATATCTAAAAAACAAATTTTGCAAATGAAAAAGGTAATTAAATTTATATGGCTTTTGCTGGGAGTACTGTATTTCCCGGTGTATTTAGCTTTTTGGCTATTTCATAAAATAGCAAGGTTACTATTAGCGATTTCATATTTTGGAATGTTTGAAAAACAAATAGGTAAAGATATAATATTAAGTTTATTTAATTGGCATGGCAGGCATTAAAAAATATGGAGACTTAGACGATAAAGAGCTATCTGAATTTCTAGCGGAAATAAAAAGTGATGATGAAGATATAGAAGAAGCTGAAGCAAGTGCTGATGAAAAAATCGGCAATGAAGAAGCTCAATCTATGCTCTCAGAACTACCAGAAAATACTGAAATTGAAGCTTATTACGGCGATGATGCGTGGCGAAAACCTCGTATATACACAGGCTATCGTGATAGACTGACTGTATTATATGGGCCTTATGGCAAGCAAAAAGCCGCAGAAGGCCACAGAGAGGCCATTAGGAAAAAAGCCAAACGGCTTAAAGAAGATAGAATACACATTCAACGAGAAGCTTTTAATCAAGATTATATAAGGCTAAGTGATAAAATAGAAAAGCATCACATAAAGCTGCTTATATCAATACTGACTCAAGAGCATACCCGGATGGTCGATAAATACTCTGGCTATATAAATAAGCGATTAGCCACACTGCTTAATCCATTAATACCAAGACGCATAAGAATTTGTAGGATGCTTTACCCAAACTCAATTCGTATATGTCCTGGTTTTATGTATAAAGCAAGTAAAGAATATGGTGGAGGATTAACATTTTGGGCAACTCCTTCAATACCATATTACTTTGAGCAAAACACGGAGCAAAAAGTATTACTTGAAAATAAATCTGGTTTCTTGCTTTCTATTGATAAGGCAATAAGCTTTTATCATGAACACCTCAAAAAGAGGCAAGAAAAAGAACTCAAGTATGCGTCGCTTATTATACAAAAAGGAGTATACTCATATTTTGATTTGCTTAAATTAAATCCTTTCTGGTTTGAGATATTATACAACGAATTAAAAAGTCAAATAGATAAAAATAAATAGCATGAATATACAAACTTCGCTCCCGAGAATTTTGGTTTACCAAGATGAAGATTGTAGCATTTTGGTAGATTATTTAACTTTTTATGGCTTTAATGTAATTACCACTTCAGAAGAAAATGTGTTGAAAAAATTGCGTGAAAGCAACTATGATTTGTGTATCTTAGACCATTTTAAAGCCAATATACCTGGTGACTTAAAGCTTTTATATTTTTTGCGTAGAATTAATAAAAAAATGCCAGTAATTTTCGTATCTGGTTTATTTGACTACTCATATATTATAGAGGCATTTAATTCTGGCGTTGATGATTATATTACTAGGCCCTATAATCTTGAAGAGCTTATTTGCAGAGTTAAAGCCCTTCTGAAAAGATGCGGAGTTAAAACCAGAGGTATAGAACAGACCTACAAAATAGGCGATTATATTTTTGATACAGAAGCCAACATCCTTAAGTTAAACTCTGTGGAAATAAAGCTAACTGCCAAAGAAAGTAAAACTCTTGCACTTTTATGTGCTTACAAAAATGATTTACTTTCAAAAAAAATACTATTGCACGGCATTTGGAAAGATGATAACTACTTTAATAAGCGCAGTTTAGATGTACATATATGCAATTTGCGAAAGTATTTAAATCAAGATAGTAGAATAAAGATAAACACAATCAGAGGCTTAGGTTATTCTCTTGTTATAGATGGAGAAGATGAGTAATATACAACAAAGGGACCAATTTTCACAAATTAGTCCCTTTTCTTATTTTTACAGTAAAATGGCAATAAAAATTCTCCCGTGCCTATTTGATATTTCTCTTGTTGAAATGCTTTAAGAAATATAGGCTCATTTTTCCTGGCTCAAATTCCTTATTTTGCTCTCCTGTATGAAAACACTTAAAGCCATGTTGATTGGTATAAACCTTAAAATCGCCTCGCAATTCTCTTGTTCCATTTTGAGAATTATACCACCATGCTCGAATATGGTTTGCGTCAAGCCATTTTATTTGTATCTGCAGATATTTTGTTAAATCCTGATATTCGTCCCAATCATCATTGTCTTCTACATACGGTATAAATGTCGCTTCAATAAGGTCTGAATTTTCAACGGGCTTCCAATTTTCTTTTACGTAAAAGCCATTTGGAAACATGCTCAAAATCTCTTGAGCTTCTTCCAAATTTTCTTCATCTAACAGCTCCTCTTCTTCAGTAATAAAGAAAAATGCGTCATTGGAAATTTGCATTGTTTGAGCCTTACTGTAATCTAGTTTAAATTGAGCCATTATTCTCTCGTTTAATTGTTTCACGATATTGCTTTTCAAGCCTAGCAATCTCATCTTCGGCCTCTTTTGGCTGAACTAATTGAACTGTTTGAGGCTGTTCTTCAGGCTGAGCTTGCTCAGTAAATGTTTCGCCTTCAAGCAAATTCTCTTGCTGTACCTCTTGAGTATTTTCTTGTTCAATATTTTTCATAATGCTTTATATTAAAATTATTCAACATTTCTCCTGTCCAGTTGTGGCAAATATTCTCTCGGCCATTCTCCTGTCCAGTTGTGGCAAATATTCTCTCGGCCACAATTACTGCATTGAACGTTCAATGCAGTAATGCATACAGCCGCTGCGTGCATTAACCTAAATTGCGATGGCACCATTAGCATGTAACATTTTTTAGCAATTTAATTTTCACTCTTTTATATGCTAATGTACTAAATAAATTTGAAATAAAACAGCATTTTAATACTTTTAACATAAAATTTTTTATCTGATTTATTACTGTTTCGCCTATAAAAGTGTGAGGAGATAAGGCTTTAAAATTCATGCGAGAACATCATTCTTTTGCATTCTCGCGTCATTTCTTTTTAAATATGATATTTTATATGTCTCTTAAATTTGAGTGCGATAGAGACCATCTATGAGGTCCCACTTTTTCATCAGCGACTTAATAGCCGTTAACAATCACGGCACCAAATCTAAATAATAGATTTAAAGACTATATAAAAATTCATATCTAAGAACTCCATAAATGGTCTCTATCGTGCCCAAATTTAAAAGATGTATAAAATATAAGCTTTAATATAAAAGTGCCTTAGAATGCAAAAGAGGCGCATCCTTGGATGTTTACATTTTTTAACAGAAATGCTGATAAAAAGAAAAAGGCCGTCTCATGTGAGACGGCCCTCGTTGACTGATTAACTGATTGCACGATTATGCAAGTGGGTCAGTAGGAGCTTCATCGGAAACTCCATTTGCGGAAAGTCCTTCAGCTTGAGCTGCAAGATATGCGTCAAGCTCTGCCTTAGCCTCTTCAAGCTGCTTTTTCTTTGCTTCCAATTCTTCGGTTGCTTTCTGCAGCTTTTCCTCTGCTTTCTTCAGATTTTCTTCGCAACGGATTACACGGTCTTGAGGAGTTAGCGGAGTATGGGCTGCAGCTGCTTCGCGACGGTTACAATATTTTGCATTAAGCTCCTGGCCTTCTGCGTCAAGCTCTTCGGCAATCTGCAATCGCTCAGACGTAACAATCTTGTGCGTGATTTTCGCAGCAAGTGGGTTGTCCTCGGTAGGAGTAGGAATTGAAATGCGATAAAAAAGACGTTGCGAACGCTTATCGGGTGTAATTGCCATGATACGGCCACTTATAGTCTCAATATGCTCTTCGCCATTTTCATCTGTGGCACGGTACTGCTCAATTTCAACGGTCTTTCCGACGTTGCCGATAACTTTGTTAACCTCTTCGGCAATTGCCTCTGGCGTCCACTCGACTTTTTCGACGTTGCCATCCTTCGTCTTGTGAACTCGGGCCTTTTTCTTTGGCACAATTACCTCATCAAGAATTTTTATAAGATTGCTGTCGTGCACTTTGACGATACGGCGGCCGTCGTCGGTCTTAATTGCATAGAGTACCTTATTGCTGCGCTTCTCTTCAATAACGCCCGCAATATAGCCATCTACCCACTCGGCAGTATTAAATGGAACAGCTTGGCATCGATGGTTAATATTAACTTTAAGCTCTTCAACGAGGGCGTAGCGCTCCTCGTCAGTCATTTTCAACTTCTTACCATGTACTGCCTGAGTCTCTGCCTGAGTCTCTGCTGCTACAGAGGCTTGGGCCTGCTCACGAGCTGCGAGTACCGCCTCGATAGCTACCTTGTCTTCATCACTTGCTGTTGCCATAAGGGCGTTCAACTTCTTTGTTGTCATCTGGTTAAATTTCTTTGTTGTCATAGTTTTGAAAAATTAAATTGTTAAACTTTGATTTATTTGTACATTGCAAAGGTACTAACTTTTTTCGAATCAGAAAAATTTTTTATGTTAATTTTTTCTCGATAGTGTGTTAAAAAATATTAAGCCGTAATTTTGAGCTCTTTATTTATTTTTACGCTAAATACACTATGCAAAAATGCAAATCTTATTACTGTTCCTAAAAGGCCTTGCTCAATAGCGATTGTAAATGTTAAAAATAAAGTGCTTGACTTATTCGTCGAAAATTTTAATGTTGTCATAATACTGTAATTTTAAGTTATTAAATTGTGCCGCCGGCGGTATCGCTCCACGCAAAAAGCCAATTCTCTTGCGGCGGCTATTTTTACCATTCTTTGTGAATGCCCAGTGCTGAAAGCACATCGATGATGTCTTCCGTATATCCGATTATCCCATTGTATATTAGCCACGCGTCCAGCATTTCGTAATCTGTCATGCGGTTAACATCCTCTTCGTTGTATTCAGCCTCATCAATTAGATATTCTTTTAATTTTGCCCTTTTCATACGTTCTACTGTTATTTCTCTTGAGGGGTGCCGTCCCACTCCGTTGTCTGTTCAAGTACTACATATCTGGAATTTTTTGCGCGACACATAAGAGCTGCATAGCTATTTGCATCTGCCTCGTTATTAAATTGCTCCACAATTGTAGGCTTAAAAATATCACTCGGGTAGCATACCGCCACAAAATAAATTTTCTGCTCCATTTTACTGTAATTTTAATATTCTCTCGGCAATATCGCCAATTGTACCCAGCAGTGGAGTTGAGCCACTGATACCGCACTTCTCTCGGTCTTTCTCCCGCCTGGGCTATTCTTCCGCCAATTGTACCCAGCAGTGGAGTTGAGCCACTGATACCGCACTTCTCTCGGTCTTTCTCCCGCCTGGGCTATTCTTCCGCCAATTGTACCCAGCAGTGGAGTTGAGCCACTGATACCGCACTTCTCTCGGTCTTTCTCCCGCCTGGGCTATTCTTCCGCCTATTTATCCAAATATTCGCTGTATTCTTCCCGGCACTCGTCTGTTAGGCTTACATTTAGGCCGTATTCTTCCCAATACTTTTGCTCAAGGTCTTCGACAGTGTCACAATCAAAGTCGCGCATTTCGCCGAGCAAGTCGGGAAGGTTGCCTATAGTCAGCGTGTCGCCGTCAATTACTGTTGCCATAATTTTTTAAAATTTAAATTGTTATACAATTGTGCCGCCGGCGGTATCGCTCCACGCAAAAAGCCAATTCTCTTGCGGCGGCTATTCTTTATATGCCAAACACGGCCTTAAAATAATCTTCTCCTGTTTGGCGTTCGCACTCTTCGGCCTCCTGGATATATTCGGGGCGCGACAGCACGTTGATGATGTCCTGCACAGTTTCGACTTCTCCCGCCAATTCTTCGTCGAAGTTTTTCGCCCAGCCGTGCATTATATCAAGTATGAGCTGCAAGTGTTCTGGCGTGCACTGCATTATTCGCTGTGCAATAATTTCTCTTGTCATAATTTTTTAAAATTTAAATTGTTATACAATTGTACCCAGCAGTGGAGTTGAGCCACTGATACCGCACTTCTCTCGGTCTTT